GTGGGAACAGATCGCCAAGCGGATGGCGACTGGTGCGTTGATGCCGGCGTGGGAGCTGGAGTGTAAGGCGTTGCCGGCGATGGCGCAGTTATGGCGAACGGGTCTTCCTTTTAATAAAGAATCGCTTGTTAAACTCATCGAGGATTTGGATATTGAGCACCATGAAGTAGGTGAGAAGTTTATTGAAGACTTTGATGCTGCGTTGCCGGAAGGACACAAGCTGTGTCGCGGGCTCGATGGGAAGTTGTTGTACCAGACAAAGCCTGGACCGAAAGGTAAGAAAGTAGACCCTAACGTCTTCAACCTCAATAGTCCTGCGCAGTTGCTTAAAAAGTTCACTGCGTTGCTTGGTGAGCCGCCGATGGATATGAAGAACGGTAAGCCGAGTGCCAGTCGTTCTGCGCTACAGGAATATGTGGGTGATCACAAGGTTGTGGCGGATTATTTGCGGTGGAAGAGAGTAGAGAAGCGTAGGCAGATGGCAGAAACTTTACTTAAAAACTATTCGGAGGATGGGTTTATTCGTGCCAGCTATATGCAGCTTGGGGCTGATACGGGGCGCATGTCGTGTATTTCGCCAAATCTGCAGCAGGTGCCGAGGGATTCGCGGTTTAGGGCTGCGGTTCAGGCTCCAGCTGGCTGGAAGCTGGTTGTTGCGGACTACGGGCAGATGGAGTTGCGGCTTGCGGCGGCGGAAGCACAGGATCCTTTAATGACGGAGGTGTTCCAGCAGGGGAAGGATCTCCATACGATGACGGCGACGCAGATTTATGGGGTTGCGGAGGATGAGGTTAAGAAGGAACAGCGGCAAATCGCAAAGTCGGCAAACTTCGGATTGTTATACGGAAGTGGCGCAAAAGGGCTCAGGAATTATGCGGCAGCAACCGGAATCCAGATGGATCTTGATGAGGCGGCGGAGGTGCGGCAAAAGTTCCACGCTGCATATAAAGGCATCTCCGCATGGCAGCGTAAGAATGCTGCAGCTGCTGATGCGGCTAAGGACAATCCATCTATCCGCATACGCATCTCGGGCCTGCGGCGGTTTCTACCGGGTGAGCACAACAAGCTCACCACGCGCTGCAACACTCCAATCCAAGGGGCAGGTGCTGCAGTCCTCAAACTTACGCTCGGCAAACTGTGGCCGCTGCTTCACGCCGACGGGGAGGACGTGGTGCGTTTGGCCGGCGTGGTGCATGACGAAATCATCCTGCTCGTCAGAGAAGAACACGCAGACACTTGGGCGCTCCAGCTGCAAACCGTGATGGAGGAAGCTGAAGCTCGTTGGTTGGGTGATATTCCGCCGCTTGCTGAAGCTAAGGTCGGGAATAGCTGGCAAGAGGCCAAGTGATCCAGGAGGATTTTGAGTACCGCGTTCGGATGCACGCGCGTCACGGTGGTACTCATGATCTTTACATTGTTGCTCCAGATGCTTTCTCCGCACGGATGAAGGCACTGGAGCTTTGTCCTGAGCATCGCCCCCAGTCGGTGATGCGAGTCTCAGATTGTGTCTCATGAGTCGCGCCCGCACGGGAAGAGAGTTGGTGATGGAGTGGTTGATGCGGGAGATTCGTGCGGCGAAGACGGCGGATTTGCAGAGGGCTGCGGCGTTTTTGGAGTGGGCGCGGGATGTGCGTAAGGGGTGCTCCAAGCAGAGGGGTGGGGCGCGGGTGGCGCAGTCCAATGCGTGGCGCAAGCGGGTGGATGACGATGTGCGGTGGTGAGACTACTGTGACGCAGTATGCTACTGTGTAGCAGACTAGACCGCAGACCATGCCCCTGAACCACGGAAACAAGTACTACTGCCAGCTGTTGATTGACCCCAATCGCTACAAGTTGGCGGAGAATCTTGCGTCCCAGGAAGGCAAGAAGGTTACGGCGTACTTGCGGGAGCTGGTGTACGCAGGATTGGCGCTGAGGTCGTCTGAGTATAAGAGTGCGCAGGAGGCGGACGAGGCGGCGTGGAGAGATTCGGTGAAGCGGCGAGTGGAGGGGCGGATGCGCTCCAAGCAAGAGGGGAAGGTGTCAGAAACTGACGCATGAGACTCAGTTGTGTTTCGTGATATACCGACAGTTGCAGCGGGCAGCCTTTAAGCTTACACAGTAGTCACTTGAGAGCAATGACGCGCTATGTCGTCATGGTCGAGGATCGCTGGGTTACGGCGGTTTACGGCCCTGGTAAAGGAATCGGTCTCACCGGCGCCAAGGAGGATGCATCCTCGTGGGTCACATACGAGCGGGCTGTCGCTGCGGCGCGAGTTGTTGCTGAGTGCACTAACAGTCCTGTTGCTGTGCATAGCGTTGATGAACCCACCTATCCCCGGTCATGGAAATAGTGTCGTTCCAGGAACAGCAGGATCCCGAACTCAGGCTCGGTGAAGGTCGCTCTCGTACCAGCTCAGAGAAAGCTCGGTTGTTTGAGCTGAAGATCTGGTTGCCTGGGCAGGGGGCGATGCGGGATCTGGTGCGGGCTGAGTCGCTCCAGCAGGCGATTGAGTTTGCGCAGAATCGTTATCCGAACTGCAAAGTCGAGGTGCCGGCAACGGCAGCCAAAAAACCTAAGCTGGCTCGTGCCAAAAATGGGCCGCGTGAAGCTGCCCGGCGTCGTCTCAAACTCGTGGAGAAAAAAGGTGAATCAACCGATCGCTGACTGGGCACGCCAGAGCTGGGGTCGAGTCATCGTCGACCAAAATCGCGCTGACCTTCTCGACAGGCTGTACTTCTGGGACGGACGGGACAAAAAGGACCACCCGCTGCATAGCACCTACACGGGGTTGTACCAGAAGTACAACATCAACTAGGCGGAATCGCGGTCCATACCAAAGTGATCGGCCAGGTTATCTGCGGCTTCGCGGATAGCCCAGGCCGATTTTGTGCGTTCCAGCTGGTGGAGAGTGTTCAGGACAAGGGCGGCTTCCAGCAGGGCGCGATAGTCCTGTTTGTTGAACAGGCTGACTAGCCACTGGTCTGTGGCTGCCTTGTGGAAGCTGGACTCGGGGGTGTGTTCGATGGGGCGCATTGACCTTCCCCGTAGAATTGGGGGAGTCAGCGGGTTGCAGCCCCTGACTCTGACCAACCTGAGGTACCAGGCCGATGCCTAACACACTAGAGGAATGGCGCCCCGTTGCAGGGCTCGAAAATCTTTACGAAGTCAGTGATTTAGGGAGAGTGAGAAGTAAAACACGACTGATAACGCAAAAACATTCCGCAGGTACCGATATGAGTTATGTGTTACCCGGCAGAGTATTGGTACCATGTGGATCTCCTTATCTGCACGTTCACTTAGGTAAGTATAGAAGGTGCGCCCGTATCCACTTGCTAGTGGCTGCCGCCTTTTTACCGCTTTGTCCAGGTAAGTACGGTACTTCTAGTGAGTGCTGGAACATAGATCATATAAACGGTGATAAGAAAGATAATAGAGCTATAAATTTGCAGTGGCTTCCACGTAGAACAAACTCCTACGTAAAGCCGGGTATGAAACACGACTCAAAAGGACGGTTTTTACCTTTACTTAGGTCTGATACGTAAAAACCACCCTGTGTCGTTACCCTCAATAAGCCAGCGAGGCAGCCAGTTTTTGCGTGAGTACGCGACGTTAGCCCCGCCCTTGTTGCTGATATATCCACCATTGACTAGATCCGCTTCCCCAAAGGGGTCTAAATGCACAAAATGGGTTGGGGTGTAGCCGGCTACAACAGTCCAATGTCCTGTACCACCTGGCTTAGACACATGGTTTTTGTGTAGCCATCCGACTGGAACGGGGCGCCCGCTGGCGATTTCGTTTTCGAGATCTTCAACTGTGCCATCCATTTCGAAGGTGGCGGTTAGTCCCAGTGCTTTGAGGGCGGCGATTTGTGCTTTGGGGTCGGTGGTGTCGCCAAAGCGGGCACGAAGACGGTTGTATTCGTAATCGCCTGAGATTTTGCCGTAGTAACGAGCCACCATGGCGCAGCTGGAGCTAAAACACTGGCGGTAACCGGTTGCTCCATCGTCAGCGCCCAGCTGGTACTCGTATGGAACTTTTAGTAGTTTTTGATCTGGTGGAACTGCAGGTTTAGCTCCAGCGTGCTGTTGCATTAGCCGAATCAACTTCTCCGGATATGTAGGGTCTGTTGCGTAACTTTCTTTGTGTAACCACTTAGCGGCTTCTTCGCGGGTAGCTGCGTTATTGCAACCTTTGTAGTTCTTGTAATCTTTGTACCAGTGGTCGACGAGGTACATCACGCAAGACAGTAGATCGGGGAAATCGATGAAACTGTCGGTGATTGTAATCCACTGATTGTTTATAAATTCTTGTGTTTTCTTGTCGCTGCCTTCGCCTTTTAGGCCGAAGAAGTTGTTTCTGCCGGATACGAGTTTTCCGTAGTTGGATTCCAAAGCCCATTGGGCGGCGACGAGTTCTGGGAATTTGGCGCCAGCGACGCGGGCGGCTTCAAGGATGCCTTCCCAGCTATTGGAGAAGCTGGTTTGTTTGCCGGCGACAGCCCAGGTCTTGAACCAGCCTTGGTCGCGGCCCAAGATGTGCGGGTTGGCTTTGTTGATGGCGCTTTCCAGCTCGGTGAGGGCCGCCATCTGGTGAGGCAGTCCTTTGTAGAACCGGAATAGGTCGATCAGTCGGATCGTGTTTTGCGCCATTGCCGCCTCCTGCGTTGTTGTTTGGGGCGCCGCCGTTCTGGGGCGGCGGTCAGCGCTTTGGGAAAATCACCTTCAGCGCTTTGAGTACCAGCTGGATCCAGCTGTTTTCTTTGATGGGAAGTAGGGCGATCACCTCAGAGCCGGCGGCCACGATGATGGCGATGGTTGCTGCCGTGGTCGGATCCATGCGAAATAGGGAATCTGCAGGAAGCTTAGCTGTACTAGACAAGAGTTCCTGCGCACGTAAGAGTTTCTACCGCTACATTCCGTGTAGCCACTGCTGGGTATGGACCATCGGA